GAAGAGATGTAACTTCTAACTTTAATTCCGAAATATCCTCGAGATAGAGGGAACAAGAATGTTGCTGCGCAGAAGTCATCGCCCTGAGAAAGGTCAAGACCAAGTGCGCAAGGCATGTTCCAGAAGCTTCTACGTCGGTGGGTCTTTGTTTCTTCGTACGTGAAGAAGTATGTATAACCCTCCATAGGAATGCCGAAACGCTTTGCTAATATATCGTTCCTTGCAGCCGGCGCTTTCTCAGCTCGTTCTACATCTCGTTGGTATGCATCATAAGTAACGGTCAATCCAAGATTCGGATTGGCCTTTAGCCACATGTCTGGATCTGCTACTTCTGAAATATCGTCCAGCTTATAGTACCAGATAGATACATGTGGAGCATAGTATTCTCCTTTAAGAATGGATTCTAACTCCATTTTGATTTCATCGCCGGAAGCATTACGCACAGTTCCTTCCGAAGAAGTGGCGATGATCAAGTAGTCATCCATTCCTCCTTTGGCAGCACCCTGTTCAATAGCGGCAACCGGATCTTCTCGAATCGTTCCGGAAAGCCACTCATCAATCGTCGAACATTTGCATCGGAGACCCTGAAGCTTGTCAATCGACATCGGTCGGATCTCAAGAAGCGAACCGGTAATGAAGTTTTCAATACCATTCTTGGTCGATGCCAGCTTCTGTCGATTTGCTCTGCTGCCGGTGGTATTTTGTAACGAGCCTTCTGTGAGGAATTGGAACAGAGGGCCTCTTGCTCTGGTTATAGCAGTTCGTATAGGAGATAGAATCTCCTCAGACTGTTTCATAGTAGGGGCTGTTGTAATCTGATGTGTAGTGGAAGGATCGATGTTCAGATAGTAATTCTGAATCGTACTTCCATACATAGACTTAGCAGCCCCTCTAGCAACAATCAAATACTGTTTAAGCGTAAGGCGCTTCTTCTCTTTGATCTTAACGTAGTGACCGCCGTTACCATTCTTGTTGCGGCGATAGACTGAACGTTCAGAGAAGTAGTACCAACCAAAAACCTGCTCACCCCAGAGTTTGAAAGAATCCAACAGGTGTAGATCCCGTCCGTCAGTCAAGGTCAACTCATTATTACAGAATTCGATCCAACCTTCGACAGCCAGATCGTCATAGTAATAGTGTGGATCGCGAATCAGATCGTCGATTCGATTCATCTCCATTGAGATCTCTTGACAAACTGGAATCTCACCTCTAATTACAGCATCTCGAAATTTGCCGTAATACTTAGGAGTCGCAGTATTGGATAACATTATGCCTCCTTAAGCTTTAGGAAGCGCCTGATCCGCCCAGCACTTTGGCCCCCAAGCATCGTTAGAACCGAGATCAGCACCATGCTTTGCCCGATCTTCGATGTATGACTTAATTGCAAACATCGTATTATCGCCGGCTTCACCATCAAGCTTAAGTGCCTTATTGTCGGTTCCTCTGTATCCTCTGGCCGACAGTATTTCCTGAACCAATAGAACGTGTGGTCCCTTGGAACCCAGCCGGACGGTTTCCACTTTGTATGTTTCTGCCATTTTGATTTCTCCTCCATAAACTTTTATGTAGACATAATCCAATCCTACATAATCTTCATCCAAGACAGTGGGTTTCGTCTGCTGCACAACAACCACTGTGTGACCCTTCGTTTTGGTGACAAGGATATCACCTCTACGAAGCAAGTCGGGATTTGTTGCCGCAAGAGGAATCTCATCAAACTCCCCCGTTTCGAGCAGATAGTACGCTTCGTTTCCTGTGTAGAAATCATCCGCCATAATCCCTGCGTATGCGCAACAAACTCGCACAAGCCGTGCACAATCTGTTTCACAGTTTGTATCAACTAACCGGCAGTCAAAACCAAGATCCTTTACGACGTCCCAGAGAGAATAGTTCTCATTTTGGTCGTAGCCTATGTGAGGATTGTCGCAGGCATACTGCATGTTTGCGGCGATCTTCTCAGCTTTCACCGAATCTCGACAGCGAAGGACTCGCCAACCTTTTGGGTGCGGATACCATTCCTGAGTCTCTACTTCACTGCCGATCTGATCTCCTGCCCGGCCGTCAGAGTAACAAAAATTCTCATCGTGTCTTGCTGAGCCAATGATTACCATGTCATCCCTCCACTCGTATGTATACTACATCTGTATCCAGATCAGCGTACTTCTCGATACAGTCTCTACAGAACGTATGACGCGACCAGTAAAGCTTATCTCCAGCCTGATTCTCTGAAGAATGATCAGCCTGGTCTTCCTTCAAAGACCACATGATCTTGTCCAGAGAGTAATCACCATTGCATCTTCCAAATATACGTTTGGCAGCTTTTGTTCCGCCAACGTGCTCGATCTCGACCCACATCATTTGAGCAGCGTCGTCATGAACACCAAATTCTTTAGCACGCTTAATGTAAGCCGGTAACTGAATATTACAGAATAATTCGGTCTGCATTTGGCGACCGATGTCAGATGATATAAGATCCCCAATCAAGTACTGATCTATTTTGCCAGGGACTAATTGGGTCTGAACCCAGTCCACATCTAAAAATCGCCTGAGATTAGCATAGTTATTGAGTTTTAACTTATGCTCATCAACTCAATCGAAGAAGCTGACGGCCTTCATTCCCATAAAACTGGTAGGCTCCAAGCGTCAAGGTAACCTCAAGTCCAATCTCTGGTTTCTTAACATCAGCCCAGCGGCCGGCACCATAAACCTGACCTCCAGTCTCTGCTCCTCTTATCATTTTGGCGCAGACTTCTCTATTATCCTTGTTCATCCGGATGCTCACCTTCTGTCAGCTCATGAGTTGGAATAATCCACAGCTCGGCATTCATAGCCTGAACAGCTGCTTCTATCAGTGTTGCGATCTGGGTATTGGTAAGTGTAATTCCGTATTTTGACAGTTCTTTTTGAACCTGCTCCATGACCAATCGGAACTTCTCATCGCCCTGACCCGGACCGTCGGTCATCTGTTCATAGGCTCGTACCGTATAGTTGATTATGTCTGCAGCCCAGGCATACTGTTTAGATCTGAGCTTTGTCTCGATGTACGGAACGATCGTCTTTATCAGCCAAGCAATAAGCCCGCAGATAACAGCGCAAATCAGATTTGTAAGAATTTCATTCATTTTGGATCATCCTCCTTAATCCTGTTTGATTGGAAGTTTGTCGACTTCCTGCATTAACCGTTCGCACGTTCCATTACCACCAAGATCGCGGTATGGTTCGTACAGATACTTCTTGAGATCTGTGTACTCGTCTCTGGTTATGTAACCACGAGTAATGTAGAACGTGCAGCGTTCACAGATCTTAGCAAAGCCAAGTCCCAGTATCATTCTACGCTCTGCGCTATTGTCTTTCTGTTTTGACATAACCCATGTCCAGAATCCGCTTGATGCAAAGAGCGTACCAATGATTGTGACTACAATGTCCCACGGTATCTTATCCACGTCGGCCTCCTTTCTTTAGTCTATAGGCAGACGTTAAACACCTATCTCATAGTTAACATTGAGTCGCCATTCGAGTCTGTCGATCTGTTTGTTGATTGTTTCGGTTATAGCTCCGCTTGCAGATGGATCAAATATAAGACGAACCTTTAGAGCAACCAGCGTAGCAACGCTTTCCTGCATAGCCTTATCTTCCCCCAAAAAATCCGCCCAAGTTTCGCTATTACCGGTTATACGAAAACCCTCTTCTGGACCGATTCCAATCTGCCTTAAATCAACCAACACAGCGTTGATGTCATCGATTAACGCATTGTCAAAGTGCTCATGAATAGCACCACCAGCGATTTTGTCTTTTACTGAATCTAAGATACTATCCATTAGGACCTCCATGGACATGTGTCATATGGTCTGCGAGTTACTGGTTCCTGGTATACCCCATCCCAACCAGTGTAATGGATCGCCTGATGTGTCTTACTAAGACAAGTAATCAAGTTCTCCGGATCCATTAGTCGGGATGAATGGTTAAGAATATCATCCATCGTAATTGGCTCAATGTGGTGGATTCGAATGTATCGCCGATCCATGATGTCTCGACCCTCGATTCCTAAATCACATGCCTCATCACGAAGAATGACATCATCTCTCAGCTCACGCCATTCAGCTGAGTTGTAGAAATGCTGGTTCAAATATCGCTCCGCTCCAAAGGTTGCTTCACCGACTCGTCCACCTATGTATAGGTATTCGAATCGCTCCTTGAAGGTTGGGAGTTCGATAAGTTTAGAGTAAGTCTTAATCGAAGTAGTCCTCTTCATCCTCTGGTGCTCCTGAATATCTCCTAAATGCGCTCAACGCGTTTGCATATAACTCCTCAGAGCTTCTTTGGGAAGCTAGATTCTCAGTCTTAGCCTGCTCGTACTCCTTCTTCTGTCTCATCATCTCTCGTTCAAGCTTCTCTCGACTTGATCCGAGCTTTAAGAAGTGTACAGTCTCGGCTGCAGTGGCTGTTCCATCTAACATTCGCTGCTCTACAAGGTCATAGGCCAATGAGATCAGCTCGTTTTCCCTATCCTCGGCAGTCATGGCCTTGGATTTCCCTCTTCTTTTCAAAGGTTTGGCTTCTCTTTTCGGCATAGTGTTTATCCTTTTCTATTAGTTTCGAGGCCTTTTCAGAGACATTGGTAGTAGTTAGGAGGAGCAATAGTACCCATGTGAAAGGAGGAGCATGAAGGAACGCGTAACTTTACCGGAGGAGTAAATATAACCGCTACCAATGCCCTAAAAAAGCCTCGAAGAAAATTCCGCCGGAGAAAATATAAAG